TATATATGTGTAACTTTAGTTATCGCTTGTGAACGCGCGTCCGTCCGCTCCGCGGACTGCCGTTGGTTATATATGTGTAACTTTAGTTATCGCTTGTGAACGCGCGTCCGTCCGCTCCGCGGTGTGAATATGTGAGCAATGATATTTTCTAGAAAAAATTTCTAGAAAAAGTATTGACATATTTCTAGAAACGTAGTATTATAATATCAGAAACAAGGAAAACCAATAATACAAAAATACAAAAATGGAGGAAACAAAAACGAAAGAAATTAAGAGACAAAGTGACTATGAAGTGGTAGTAACAAAATATGGAAAAGAGATTTTCAGATATAAGGTTGATTCATTATTAACAGCAGATAGTTTAGTAAAAACTATCTGTTCACAAGCTATGAAAGAAAAGAGTGAAATTTTCTTTTCCATTTATGAAAATGGAATAGAAATAGTAAATGGAGAACATTTTTCGGAAGATTCTTTTTATTATTATTCGGATTTTCGGCCAGAAATATTTGCCACTTACAAGATGCATTGCAGTAGATAACTTTACATTTGCTGTCCTATCGGCAATACGGGGAGAAAGAGGATATCATGAAAATTAATAAAAAAATGACGTATGAAGAGCTTGTTAAAATGAAAAATAGCGTTGCTGAACTTCCGTTCTATGTAACAAGAAAAGTAGGAGCAGAATTTAAAGTGTATGCTTATTCTCACTCGTCTATGACCAAAGGATACATCCGTAAAAATGCAACCTATAACCCGCTACCATATAAAGGACGGTTCGGCGTAGGATTTACTGTAAAATCTAACAATTCCGCAAGCACTCAATATGCTTACGTAACTTATTATATCGAAGTACAGCACCGTGCTATTTGTTCTGCAAACGACAACTGTACTATGTGCCCTCTGTATACGTCAGAAGGAGCAAATGAAGATTGCTTGTATAAGGAGGTATCACCGTGCGAGTAAAAGATTTTATAAAATTGTATTACGGCCTGGTTAGCATAGAAGTCGAAATTTACGCCATTGTTACGGTATTTCATGAAAAGCATCGCGTATTAGTTAGAAATTTTGATATTGATTGTACAAAAGCATATACTACAAAAAAAGAAAATTATTTGTCAGAAGAAGTAATAGGTTTCGATATTATTGCTGATAAATTGCGAATCTTTATAAGGGGGTGTGAATAATGCCGCAGTCAAAGGATTACAGCATCTATCAAGAACTCGATCTCTCCCTTGACCAGATCAAGCGCGAACTTCCACGCGTTGCGTCGGCGGCGAATAGCCGCCTTGCCAAACTGGAAAAAATTCACGCGCAAGACCAGTGGGAGTACGGGCGCGTAAAAGAGTTTTTCGCGTCACAAGGGCGATCAAAAGATCGCTTTTTGAAAGGCGTAAAGCGGTCGGAAGAATCCATTCGGCAAGAATGGGATACTATGATCGCTTTTCTGAATGCACCCGAAACAACGCTTGAGGGATATCGAATCGCAGAATTACAGAGACGCTTTGACAAGTCAAAGAATAAAATTGATGGAGAAGTAACAGAAGATAACTACAAAGACTTGTATAAGTTTCTGACATCAAACTTATACAGAAATAATCTTCGCAAAGAACTTGCGTCTAATCAAATTATAGACGATTTTGTTGAAAAAATAGATGATCTTAAACTTGATTACAAGGATATCGAAAAAGAGTATCAATTATATCTCGATGGATATATAACAAAAGAAGAATTATTTGCGAAAAAGAGAACAAAATTAAAGTGAGGGAATATCATGTATGAATTAAATGTTCCTGTTATCATAAATGGAATCGAAGATGTTTCACGTGAAACAATTTATACAGTCAATGATTTTCCATTTTCCGATTTCCAGACGTTGCGCGAATGCCGTAAACGAGGAAGAAAGAAAAATCCTATCGTCTATTATGACGTAGAAATGGCGTTTGACATTGAAACAACCACACTGGAAAAATTAGATTACAAACGCTATAACAAAACAGGGGAAAAAGTAATAAAAGGTGATGCTTTCATGTATCATTGGCAGTTTTGCCTACGTGATACGGTCTGTTTTGGTCGAACATGGAACGAGTTTATTCGTTTCTGTGAGGGTTTACATTCGTATTTGAAAACATCTGATACAAAACGCGCAGTCGTTTACGTTCACAATCTTTCTTATGAATTTCAATTCATGAAAGATTTCATTGAATTTGACGAAATCTTCGCACGTGATGCCCATAAAGTTATGAAATGCTTTGCTTATAAATACGGGATTGAGTTCCGGTGTTCGTATTTTCTCAGCAACATGAGTCTTTCTAAATTCTGCGAAAACAGCGAGGGTGTAACCCACTATAAACTGGTTGATACGTATGACTACAAAAAACTGCGTACACCAACCACACCACTAACGGAAACTGAGCAAGGTTACTGCTACAACGACGTTCGCGGCTTGTGTGAATGCATCCGCTGCTTACGGAAAGAGGACAACCTTGCAGAAATCCCCCTTACATCCACTGGCTACGTCCGCCGCGAGTTCCGCCGTGCCATGCAGTCCGATCATGGCTATTATCCGGAAGTATTCGACAATTTAGCGCTCACGTTACCGCAGTATCAACTCTGCAAAGATGCGTTCCGTGGCGGCAATACCCACGCTAACCGCATCCACGCGGGGCACACGATCACGGCGAAAAAGGGTGAATCTGCGATCGTTATGGGTAGTATGGATATTTCGAGCAGCTATCCGGCGCAGATCGCAACTGAGTATTATCCCATGAGTGCGTTCCGGGCGGTTGAGATCACAACGCAGGAACAGTTTGACAACTTGTGTGCCACCCACTGTGTTATCATGCGGGTACAATTTGACAACTTGCGTCTGAAAGAAAACATCCCCGTCCCGTATATCCCGCTGTCAAAGTGCCAAAAGCACGGGGAAGACTGTGTGATTGATAATGGACGCGTATTGTCTATTGATTGCTGTGAAATTGCAATGACGGAAATTGACCTGTCAATCATAAAAAATCAATATGACTATGATTTCTTTACTGTCTCGGAGTGCTACGTAGCCGCGCGCGGAAAGTTACCGGAAAGTATGCGCAATACGATGATGTCGTTTTTTATCGCAAAGAGCCGGTTAAAAGGGAACCCCGATAAAGTGTATGAGTATATGAAATCTAAGAACAAATTAAACAGCACATTCGGAATGTGCGTGACCGATCTTTTGCAAGACGAGTGGGCAATGGATGCTGTTACGGGTGAATGGCATCGGGAAAAGGCAGATGCAGAAAAAGCACTTACAACGTATTATGAAAGCAAGAATAGCTTTTTGCACTATCAATGGGGTATCTACGTTACCGCCCATGCAAGAAAACAGTTACAAGATATGCTGGATGTTGTTGGAATGGATGCCGTCTACTGCGATACCGATAGCATCAAATTCTTGCATCCTGAGCTACATATTACAGAGTTTGCAGCCAAAAACAAAATACTGGAAAAACGTGCAATCGAAAACGACATTCCTGCTTTTTGTGACGTTGGCGGCAACCGTTACATTCTCGGCGTTTGGGATATGGATGACCTCTATATCCAATTCAAGACCCTCGGCGCGAAAAAATACTGCGGATTGGAATGGGACGAAAAAGCGGCGCAATCTGGCAAAGACCCCGTGCGTTTTACGTCTACGGTCGCCGGCATGAATAAGAAACTGGGAGCGGAAAACTTAAAGTGCTGCCATAATTTCCGTCTCTGCCGCCGGATGGAAAATGTCGGCCGGACAATCAGTTGCTTTAACAACTCGAAACCCCATTACATCAAAGTCAACGGGGAAGAAATTTTAACGGCTAGTAACATTGGAATCATTGATACCACTTATACCTTAGGTGTATCGAATGAATACTATGAAGTATTGGTAAACTCACAAGGCGGAGTGTTACCGGAATAGGAGACGATATGAGATATTTTGTGTTTTTTATGTTTTTGGTATTAGCAACGATCTGTGCGTTACATGAGGAAGAACTCGACCTTGTTATCCTGTTTTTATTTTTGGATATTTTCTTTATTTTCTTATTTTAACTATTGACTTTTTTGGTCGGCCATGCTATTATATACTTGTACGAACAAATAACCACATAACGAAAGGAGAGAAAATTATGGTTAGAACAAAAATCGAAAATTTTATCTACTCTGTCATTGACAGAAACACAAAACAGGTGATCGGCTCTTTTAGTGATACAAAAGAACTGAAATCACAGAAAGCAAAAACCGCTGCTCTTACTTCCACTGGTTTTCCGGAGGATTCCATCTGCGTATTAACCGATACCGTATCCGCCCGCTACGAGATGCCGGACGAACAGTTCTTTGCCGAAGCAAAGAGACTGGACGACTAATCAGCGCACAACCCGCGGTCTGGAAGTGGCCAGATAAGACAATGATCAAAGCAAAGCGCCGCGGTTCTGCCTAGTAAAAAAAAAAAAAAAAAAAAAAAAAAAAAAAAAAAAAAAAAAAAAAAAAAAAAAACTGAATCAAAAGGAGAAAAAATCATGAGCAAAGCAAAAATGAAACTGAACAACGTTACCGTAAAATATGCAAAGGAAGAGGACGGAACAAGCGTTCTTACTGCTTCGATCACAGCAGATCAGCAGAAATCCATCTTTGAAAAAATTATCGAAGAGTTTGGTGAGGATGCCGCCGAAGAAGCAAAGTGGATTCCGGCGAAAGAAAGTGCCGAATCTGGTCTCTACGTAAAAGCGCAGACAAATTACCGCGTTGCCTTTTATGAGGATGGCGTCGAAAGCAACACCGTTTCCAGCGTTGACGAACTCGGCAAAGGCGCAGTCGTTGACCTCTTCCTCTCCATCGGAGAAAGCAAGTACAGCCGCGACAAGGGATTCACGGCCTACCTTTCCGCCGTAAACGTCCATAAGTTCGGTGAGCTGGCAAAATTCAACCCGTTCGCTTAACTACATGAACGCAATACGCGCCCCGACTGGTGGACGGTACCAATGAGTATAATAAGTTACCTGTAGTTGATTGTTACTATATCTTGTGCTTGAAAAACTCCATACGTGTAAAGAGCTACGTTTTCCAGCGTAGCTCTTTTTATACCCAGCGAAGCTCTGCCTTTCACCGCCGTCCATCTGCCGCAAAACGGGCGATCATCGGGCGATTCACGTGAGATTACCTGCGGAGAGACTGGCGGGGAACTGGCGGGGAACTGGCGGGGAACTGGCGGGGACGCGGAGCGGACGCGGAGCGGACGCGGAAAATGATAGAAAGGAGGTCGTGAAACAAAAATGTTTCACGTGAAACAATGATTTTTTGGAATGATATCAATTGGGAAAAACTTTTCGCTGATTATGATGTGAAATTTGAATCGGAAGCCGATAACGGCAATCCGATTCAGTACTACAATCCGATTCGGTTATTTACCGAGCCGGACGTGGACGGTGATTTCGCTGGCGTAGCAATTACGTGTTCCAACCGTAGTGCTGGAAAGACAAGTGCGTTTGCCGCGGCAAGCTGTATCTTGTGCAAAGAGTACGGATTGCAGACCGGATGGATTTTCCGGACGAAAGGGGAGATGACGGGAGCGGCGGCAATGTATGAAGATATGCTAAGAATGTATCCAAAATTAGGAAGTGTGATTACTTATAAAAATCTGGATAAGAATGGAAATGTTGTGCGGTATTTTCTGGACGGCGTGCCATTCGGATGCGCGTTTAGTTTTGGAAGTAAGATGGACAGTGTAAAAAAATTGTCTCCGTATTTTCGGGATATCTACTTTTTGTTTTTTGATGAGTTTTCTATGGAAAGTGGACAATACGTAAAAGGAGAGAGCGAAAAACTGCAATCGTTGTTGCTGACGATCAGCCGTGGAAATGGAAGTCAGTCTAGATGGTTTAAGCTGGTGATGGCATCGAATAATATTTCTTTACTTAATCCCTATTTTGTATTTTTTGGTATACACAAGCGGTATCAGAAAGAAACCAAAATGATGCATGGAAGTGGTTTTGTATGTGAATTTACCCACAATGACAGTGCCAGTAAAGCGATGTGGGAAAATACTGCTCTGAAAGCATTCCGCGGTGGACACTATATGCAGAGCATGAGCGTCGGAGATCAGATGTTGATTGATGATGCCGTGTTTGTGCAAAAGCCGACCGGACGGTCGCGGTATCTGTTCACGATCGAACACAGCGGAAAAAGTTATGGGGTATATGAGTATTACGAAGAGGGGTACATCTATATCACGCACAACTATAACCCGTCTTGTAATTTTGTTGCTGTGTTCCGTGACGGCGATCATACACAGAACACGGTGATGTTGGAACACTACGATTACCTATTCGAAAATCTGGTTGACGCGTATCGGAAAGCATATCTGCGCTTTGACGATCTTGACAGCAAAAATATGGCGGTTGAGATACTCGGGATTGATCTTTATAAATAGTTCGTGTGCGACGGACAATGTACTTGACATACGGATAAAAAAGATGTATCATGAAAATACAGGGAAACCTTTTTAGAGGGGTTGCCACGGTTGAGCAAACCGCCCCGTCCCTGGCAGGTCAAAAGGTTTCCTTGTTTTTAATGGACGGGAAGAAAGGAGAAAAAGATGGCAAGTATCGTTTTTAATATGATTGTCGGCATGATGAAAAAAGAAAATGCTTATCTTGCTTATACGGTACGCTATAAAGCGGACGAAAAAGACACGCTGATCATTGTCCCTCATGAAAATTACGAGTCTCACATCCGGTATTTGTGGGATTTCTTTTTCATGGATGGCAACGCGTATAACAGTAAATCGCCTGTTCGATTCATTCATAATTTTATTATGTGTGATAAATTAAGTGAAATTGAGGACTGGTTAAAATGGCAGGATAAGGAGGTAGAAACATGGATGTAACTATGGTAACGCAGTTAATTGGAAGTCTCGGTTTTCCAATTGTTTGTTGCGGCGCACTTTTCTGGTATCTGGTGAAAGAAAAAGACGCACACAAGGCAGAGATGGAAGAGCTGCGGAAAAGCGTAGAAGCGAACACGACTGCAATTAATTCACTTTGCCAGCACTTAGGAGGTGGAAAGAATGAATAAAATCGAACAAACAGTTGCATGGGCGGAACAAATCGCCGCCGATGATCGGCATGGGTACTCACAGGTACACCGGAACAGTCCCGATTATGACTGCTCCTCTTTTGTCGGGACTGCACTTGCAAATGCTGGTTTTCCGATCAGCATTTACAGCACTACTAGAAATCTAGGTGAACAGTTGGAAAACGCTGGTTTTGTGAAATGCGGTAAACCGTGGAAACGCGGTGATATCCACCTTGCGGCTGGTCATCATGTAACGATGTCGGTTGACGCGAACCGCATCGTCCACGCCAGCCAGTCGGAAAACGGCGGGATTGATGGTCAGACGGGAGATCAGACCGGAAAAGAAATCTGTGTACGGTCTTATTACGATCTTCCGTATGAAAATACCGTTCACTATCGGTATGCAGGAGCGGCAGACGAACCACCGAAGAACGTAATGGAACGATGGCATAAAACAGAATCCGCACGTAGTTTTGACCGGAGAATCGCCGGAGCGTATCATACCAATGACCGCTACAATCTGCGCGTTGGCGCGGGGATGGACAAAACGGTCATTTTAACGTTGCCGACCGGAACCGGTGTTAGAAACTACGGGTATTATACCGGAGAATGGTATCTTGTGAAAGCGGTTGTGAATGGAACCGTCTATACCGGATACGTAGCAAAAGAGGGGTTGACCCGTGGCTGATCTGACGCTTGCGTACAATACTTGTATTGAAATCTGCAACGACCCGAACGTGGGTTACTCACAAGACTACCGTGAGGGGCAGACCGTAGGAGGTATTACGTACTATGATTGTTCGTCCCTCATGAGTTACTGTTGTACGGTCGGCGGGTTTTTATCGAGCAATCCGTGGTTTACCACGCGGAGCATGGATGGGTATCTGATCGGTGCAGGATTCCAAAAAGGTACCGCCAATCAGCCGTGGAAAAAAGGTGATATCTTATGGAGGAGCGGTCACACCGAAATGGTTTACAATCCCGCTGACGGTGGCGGGTATACGATGGGAGCGCACACCGATAGTTACCCGCTGGAAAGACAGGTATCCATCAATACGTCCGTGTCCCCCTATAGCGCCTGGACGTATCTGTACCGGTATCCGGTTGAGGTGCAAAGCGGTATCAGCCAATATGTCATTTCCGCCATCTGCGGCAACTTTTGGCAGGAATCCACCGTAAATCCTGGATTATGGGAGGGAACGATTGTCGGCTCGCCCGGCTATGGATTGGGTCAGTGGACAGATAATTCCTCTACCGACCGCCGGACGCGGTTGTTCCAATGGTTAGATTCCAACGGGTACAGCCGGGAAGATGGTAACGCGCAGTTAGACTATCTGATTTATGAGAATGTCTGGTATTCGGTCGGAGCCGCTAGTTCTTACGAAAATCTACAAGCGTTTTTGCACAGTGACAGCACCGATCTGAACGCACTGACTTCCGCCTATATGAAAGGATGGGAGGGAATCAGTGACGATGGAACACTTGCGTTCCGGCAGGAAAAAGCACATGCGTGTTTCAATTTTATTTCGGAACACGCGAAAGATTCTGCAATTACCGGATGGATTGTTGGGAATCGGTATTTATCTGATTCCGAACGTTTGAACAACGCGGTGCTGGTCTATCGGTATTTGGCAAAAGGCGAGCAACCCGAGCCGCCTGAGCCGCCCCATCCCATGAAACCAAAAAGGCATAAAATGCCTATCTGGTTATATCCCAATTTAAAAAGGAGGTTTTAAAATGACACTAGAAGAGTATTGGACAGAAATTGTTGCCGACATTGGAAACATCGAAACGCATGGCGATGCGATTGCCGCCATCAGCGAAAAAATCAAAACCGAAGATACCGACATCGGAGCTCTGATGTCCGAACGTGACGCGCTGGTCGCAGAACGGGACGAACTGAAAGGAAAGTATGATTCCGCCGTTGCTGAAATCAAAAGCCGCTGGTCTGATCTTTCCCACGGCGGAAGTATCACAAAAGTAACCGAGTTTGGCGGAAAAGTGCCGGAAGCAGAAAACACCGCAACAAGTATCAATGATCTTGATATGTCTCAGCTCATTCTGAGCGGAAAAGGAGAGTGAAACAATGGCAGAAAAATTAGATATGACCAATATTAATATGCTGAACGCCGTTCGGCAGACGATGAGTGTTGATTACCGTGACCGAGTTCCTGTGGCAACGCGAGAAAATATTACCGATATTGCGAAAACATTAACCGACCCTTACAATCCGATGGCGCGGAACGAACTGGTTCCTGCGCTGGTAAATCTGATTGCCAGTCAATCCATCAGTACCGAAGCGTTCCGCAATCCTCTGCGCGTGCTGAACAGTAACGCCATGCCGTTTGGTAATGGTGAACAGGAAGTGTATGTAAACTTTGCGCAGGGGTATGCACACGATGCCAATATCAGCATCGAAGATGCGACCGCTATTTATGACAGCTATATCATGTCGCTGTATCATGTCATCAATTTTAATAACGATTATCCGGTGACCATCTGGTTTGAGGATATGCGCGGGGCGTTTCTCGATGATTACGGACTCAGAAGTCTGGTGCAGGCAAAAGTGGAAAGTGTCGTTTCCGCTTGCAACTGGGATGAGTTCATAACCGCGAAAGAACTGATCGCATCCGCAAAGCGCGCTGGCCAGATTTACCCGGTTCATGTGGATGCGGTTACGAATCAGGCATCCGCGAACGCACTTGCAAAACAGATTCAGAGTTACATCGACAAGATTCAGTTTCCGAACCCGCTGTATAATTTCGCCGGCGCGACATCTGCGGCAAAAGAAGATACCATTCTTTTGTTTGTCGACCCGGACACCAAAGCGGCTATGAATGTTGACAGCTATGCCAGCGCGTATAATCTCGATCGGATGATTCCGAAAGCACAGCAGGTGTTAATTGATAACTTTAACGATGCTGATGGTATCGTGGCTGTACTAGTTGACAAACGGTTCTTCAAAATCCGCGAACAGTATCGCATGATGGTACAGGACAACGTTAACCGCGGACTGCGGTGGAACAATACGTATACAGTAAAAGAGATGTTCTCTTATTCCCTGTTTTATCCGATCATCGTGTTTACGACCGAGAAGGTTGATGTTTCTTCCATTACCGCACATGACGTGGGACAGGTGACCCCCGGAACAGATGTTGACTTTGGCGGAAACATTACGATTACTTCTACGGGAGTAGCCGATAATGCAGTCGATGTAAAAGTAGAGGGTAACTCTTCCGCTGATACGTTTGTAATCCCGGGAACAACCATTCTTCGAATCGCAAAAGACGAAAAGAATCTGAAAGCGACAGCAAACAAAGCATCAAGTGTGAAGGTTGTGATTACCAGTCGGTACAACTCTTCCAAAACGGCAACCATTTACTTTACGACCGATTAAGTAAGAGGGAGGAAACATGGATACTTTCATTCCGATGCCGCCGCAGGAAAATGTGGCGGCGGTTTCCCCGCAGACCGAGGTAATTTTAGCAAGTGGGATTGAATGGGGAAATGACTATGAACATGTGCGTTATTATGAAAACGGAAAAGCAGGTTGTCTGGCGCACGTAAGAGAAAAAGCAATTCATATTTTTAAGCAATCCGCGCCCGTGAGATGGGGAGAACTGACGTATAAGGGGAAAGGAAATGAGAGTGAGTTTTTGAAATGCAATTATATTGCGTTCCAGAATAAGCCGTATACGGAAGAGTGGTATTTTGGTTTTGTGACGCGGGTAGAATGGTTGAGTGACGGAAGTTTCAAGATTTATTTCGAACCCGATCGTTTTCAGAACAGTTTTTACAATGTGGTGCTTCAACCGTGCTATGTGGAAAGGGAACATATTGACAAAAAAGCTGATTATGCCGGAATTAATTTAGTGCCAGAAAATCTGGAAACGGGGGAATACGTGGACAATCCGAGCGAACAGAAACTTTTGAATCTCGGCCCGATGCAGTATTGTTTGAGTGCAAGTGCAGACGAAAACGGAACAAATGTTATACCCATTGTCAATCAGGGAATTTTATCTGGGTTGACATTTACTCGGAAAACAAAATATACGGACTTAATCACCGTTATCCAGAATTACGTCAAAAGCGGAAACGGAGATGCGATTGTTAATGTATATCAAGCACCAGAAGCTTGTTTCCAGACAGATGCATCTGCTTATACACAAGTAACCGTTCAACCAGATGCACTTGACGGCTATCTCCCGAAAAATAATAAACTATATCAGTATCCCTATTGTTATTGTCTGGTCAACGATGGTTCCGGAATACAGCATACTTTTAATTTCGAATACGGTAAAAATGGAGCATTAACCATGCAGGTTTATGGCGTTATGTTTAATATTCCGGCAATCTTTGTGGCTCCGCGTGAATATAAACGTACTGGTGGGTCAAAATCCCCATACGGTTTTATCATCAATAATTTCCCACAGTGTGCATGGACAAATGACGGCTATCAGGCTTTTCTAGCGCAGTCTAGTCCGTTATGGGACTACTCCAAAAAGCAGAATACAATATCGCAGATTGGAAATTTAGCTGGAGGATTAGTAGGAGCATTAAGCGGAAATTTAGCTGCTGGCGTTGAAAGCATTTATACCGCGGCAACCGGAACATATCTACTGAACGAAAACATTAACGCACAAAAAGAAAGTCATGATTTGATTCCACCGACAGCAAAAGGTAATTCATCTGGAAGTTATGTTGCCACCGCATTGTTCGGCAGTCAAGTTTACTGTCATGTGATGAGTGTAACCGCTCAGATGGCGAAAACGATCGACGATTATTTCACAATGTACGGATATGCAACGCACAAAATTAAAGTACCTAATATTACCGGGCGGTCAAACTGGAATTTTGTCAAAACGGTTAATTGCAGCCTGCATGGGTCGTGTGTTACCGATGATATCAATTTTTTGCAGACAATGTTTAACCGCGGCGTTACGTTCTGGCACACGGATGACGTTGGAAACTATAGTCTTTCCAATAATTAAGGAGGTGATGTCATGTATAATAACCCGTATCGGGTGAGTAACAAGGAAGTGTGGGGACACTGGGAAAGCAACCCGAATACGTCACCGGAAGAAAAAATGTATTTCAGGCACTTTTTTGACAAGTTTGTCAATCTGGCATTATCGCGGTATGAGTATGACGGTTTACCGGATGAGATTCCGCCGCGGATGCTCAACTCCTATCTATTATGGCAGGGAATGTGCCTGTTCAAAAAAGAGCCAATCACCGGACTTTTCGGTGTTTTCGGCGTGAATCTGGTAGGTGAGCCTGATATTTATGGTATCCCGACCGATTGGATTGCGTACGCCATGAATGGACAGTATTATGAACAGACCGACAAGGAAGAAAGCGCATTGATTTTCGCAAGACCTTTTGCTGTACCGGAAATTCTCAGTATTATTCTTCATTCGCAGAGTCTAGCAGAGAAAAAAGCGTCGACAAGGGTAAACGTCATTCAACAGAGAACGCCAGTTGTTATCAGCGGGGATTCTACACAGAAGTTATCCATTGACAACTTTATTCAAAAGTGGGTAAAAAATATTCCTTTCATCAAAGCGAAAAACGATATGCGAAAACAAATTCAGATTGATACGATTGATTTAAAAGTACAGCCAATCTTTAACGAACTTGATACAGCCGCACAGAGAGAAGTAGCAGAATGTCTAGCTGATCTCGGTATCGAAGCAAGCGGCGTAGAAAAACCGGAACGGCTGGTTTCCGCGGAAACGAGTTACAACGATGGAGAGATCGAGTTGACAAGAAACGGAAATCTGGCTACCATTCAGAGGGGACTTGATGCGATCAATAAAATATATGGATTGAATATCCATGTACGTTTTAACTCTAAAATGGTAACGCCGATTAACCGTCCGGATGTTTTCGACACTACAAATGCCAAAACCGACACACAAGAAAACAACGGAAACGACACGCCGGAAAGTGAGGTGGAATAATGTTTCTCGGTTACAATTACGAAACAAAAACATTGACGAATACCATTGAACAGTTGGTTATTTCCGATCATGTACTTTCCCCACTTGAAAATCAGACCATTGATCATATGATCGAAGCCGCCGTTCCTTTAATCTTCAATTTTGACTTTCCGTTTTATGTCGATGCATCCGCTCCCGAATATGCAACCGCAAAACTTGCGTTCGAAAAAACATTCTGTTTACAGTATTTTCGGGAACAGATCGGGTTAGAAACGATCGGAGAATTTCAGTATCATCTAAAAAAGATTCTTACGGTCAATATGCCGTACTATGAACAGTTGTACCGGAGTATTACTTTTGAGTATAACCCGCTGATTACTCATAAGAGTACGCGAAAAGTAACGAGTACAAAAGACGATACGCGAACAGGTGTGATCGCGGGAGACAGCACAGCGAAAAACACAACGACAGCCGATACAACTAACAATACCCAAAATATCCATTCCGACAACCCGCAGATTAATTTTGCCGGAACGAATTATGCGTCTACGATGGAACGGGGACAGAATACCATTCATAACAGTGCTATAAGCAATGGAGAGAATACCACAAAAACCAACAGTAATGACACGTATCATGCAGATAATAATGATACGATTGAAGATGAGGGTTTTGACGGTAGTTATTCGGCGGAAATTCAGAAATTCCGAGATACCATACTTAATCTTAACAAGCGTATTTGCGATGATTGCAGAGAGTTATTCTATCAATTTTATTAAGGAGGGATAATAATGGCAGAGAAACCAACGATTCCAGATTTTCCTACGTTGCCAGATTTCGGCCAGATGATTACGCAGGCTTGTGAGGTTGTCGCAAGTGTGCGGGGGATTCCGTATGATTTCAACGGGACTTTGAGTCTGGAAAATAAATTTGTTGTGCTTTTTAAGACAGTGAAAGAAATGTTTGACGCGCAGGATGCGCTAGTAAATAGCTACAAAGAATTGTATGGATTTATCAATACTTACTTTGACAACTTAGATGTGCAGAAAGAAATTAACAAAAAACTGGATGACATGTCGCGTGAGGGCACATTACTAAATATTATTAAACCTACTGTTACGAACGAAACTACGAAATGGCTTGCTTCTAATATGACAAATCCGTCTAGTCCGGCAGTTGATAAATCGTTGTCGGTACAGGGGGCTGCGGCAGATGCCTTTATGACCGGCTCATTACTTTCTTCTTTGTTCTCACCAAACTTGAATTACTTTCGAGAAAACTTAGGTGAGGGCATTACTTTTACCGATGAACACTATATAGACGCTGATGGTGCTGTTCATGTAAATAAAGATTATAGCTATTCCGACTATATTGCAGTTCCGTCTAGAACAGCACTTCAAATTAAAAGCGGCATTGATACATTTGTATGTGTTTACAATGAAAACAAAGAATTTATTTATGGTTATTATTCTAGCAATACTAAAACAGTTAATCTACTTGACGATGCCCGTTTTATTAGATATTCTATTGTTACATCTAAAAAATACATGAAAGCTATCATAAATCCTATGTATACTATACAAAGTGAATTATTATCTAATTTCTATCATGGTGCTTTTAGTAACACAATGATTCTTCCGCAAACTATAGGTGTTACTGGATATTACGCAAATTGGGACACTGGCAAATTGTCTGCTAACAATAAGTATTTCTGCTCACCTTACTTACGTGCTTTAAATGGCACAATTATTTGCGACACTACTCCATCAACTGATAATGTGTTCACAGTTTCATTTTATGATAGTAACTATACTTTGCTTAGTTCTGTTTATAATAAAGCTATTGTACCAATACCAAAAAACGCTTATTATTTCTGCTTTTCAAAACGTATTGATATGAAGTACGATGTTAAAATTATTAGCAACTCTACTACATTAACAGTATCAAAAGACAATTCTAAAATGTTTACTTCCATAAATGCTGCCTTGAATTTCGCTTATGCGATTGAAAGTAAAGAAAAACCAATTACAATTATTGTTTTTCCTGGCGTTTACGAAGAAGTCCTTTTTATTAAAGGTACCCATTATGTCTCTTTAATTGGAACTAACAGAGAAACTTGCGTTATTAAAAACGATACTGCACACTATAACAATGCGCCGTTAAGAATACAAGGTGCTTGCTATGTAGCAAATTTATCTTTTATTGCAACCGCTGACAAATATTCTTCTGATACCGGAACTGGACATGAAGCATGGAAAAAAGATGTGCTAGCTGGCGGTAGTGTATTTCCCTGGTTGAATACAATCGGTTCATACGCCGTTCACTGTGATGATGAAACTAACGGCGAAATTTCAACTTCTCTATTTGAAAATTGCTATATGTACAGTGAAACATTTCCTGCGTTTGGGTCTGGTATGCAATTAAATAATACAATTTACTTGTTAAACTGCGACTTATTAACGTCTATTGACGAAGATATTTATAATGCTAATAAATTAAATTCACAGGGCACCATTTTATGCCATGGCATTTACCCTACATCACCTGTAGCTGACCCAAAACAATCTTTAGTAGTTAAAGATTGCAGAATTTCTGGCATAAATTCAAAATGCTTAAATATGTATAAATCTGACAAAGCACCTAAAGCCGACATCATTTTTATTAATAATACTTTCGATAATAACCATAAAAATAGTGTTGATGATCTACTAACATTCACTTTTGATACACAAAATATAAACTCATCTTCCCACGGTAACAATGTAGAATTCTTTAACAAAACTCTTTTAGAGTGAAAATAAATGCAGACATTCAACACTTTTATCATGGTCTGAATGTCTGCATGTAACATATTAAAGTTTGATTATCAAAGTAATATATGTGTAAGAAAAGGTGTGTCCGTCACCCGCGGACACTTTAGCAGACTAAAGTGAGTTTCCGTTTCCGATGTGTCCGCGACCCGCGGACAAACGGTCGGTTTTGCCCACTTTTCGGGCAAAATGAGTCACTATCTCGGGAGAATTGTGTGAGATTCGGTAGGTAAACGTGAATATTTGTGGAATTGTATAGACAATTAGACGGGACTAACACTTTAGTTGGGTAAAGCGGTTTTGTCAAGTAGAAAAAATGCATAAAAATTTCGGGCATATGTGTTTGAAAAAGTATTAAAAAGGGCACAAATGCAATGAAATAGTTTGCAAAAGCGGTGTCTTTCCCTCACGGACACCGCTTCTATTGTGCAACTGTCTCTTATACACATCTGACGCTGCCGACGAACTCTAGGGTGTAG